TGTCTGGTAAAGAGCATGTCAAAGATTATGTACAAGTAGGATACGAGGGTAAACAAGAAAATAAAGGTGGAGAAACCCGTAAATCAGATTTAACTGATATTATGGCATCAGTAAGAATGCCTTGGTTCTGTCCAACTTGTAAAAAAGCAATGAAGAAAACACTCGATGATAAGTTTTGGAGAATGTTTGGACATTGTATGGATTGTCAAATTGACTTTGAAACAAAGTTAAGGTATGAGGGTAAATTTGAAGAATATGCACAAAGAAAGATGTTAGAGAATAGAAAATCATATCTTAAAGATATGAAGCAAAGTATTGTTGAATTTGAAGAAACAGGTGGTAAAGCAGAATGGCTAAATCAAGTAGGTGTAAACACACCAGAACTTGAAAAGGAAAAGTGGGAAATGGGTGAGGAACAATTCAAACAAATTGTGGATGAAGCAAAAGAACACTTAAATAAACTTGAAGAGGCTATAAATGAGGAAGAGAAACTACTTGATACTGCCTGAATCGGTAGTACTTGATATAATGAATTTAGTTTCACGATTAGGTGAAACAGCAATAGATTATCATAATCGACAAGGAACATCAGAAACTAAAAGTAATATAATGGTGTACACGAGGATTATGGAAAAATTGATGGATTTAGAAGAACACGATATAGATTATGAAGTAGGTATATCGTTTGAAGAATTGTTAAAACAATGTGGAATTAGAAAACCAACAAGGAGAAAATAAAATGGGTGGAATTATTCAATTTATAATGAATCTATTTTTTGGTGGAAAGAAAAAAGAAGAAATCAAAAAATTAGATACAGCAATTAAATCAAAAAACGAAGAGGTTAAAGACCTTGAGAAGAAAGTTGAAAAACTTGAATCTAAAAAAAGAGTAAACAAAAAAGAAGTTGCTTCTCTTAAGAGAAAGGTAACTACTACCAAAAAACAAATTTTAAAGGCCGAAGAAGCAGTTAAAACAGATGATGTTGATGAAGCAGTAAAATTTTTGAAGAAATTTAGCAAGTAGAGTATATTTATATATATGAGATATTTTATTTACATATTATTTCTTGGTTTGTTGTTTGGACAAGATTCAAAAACTTTCACCTTTACAGAGGAAGAAGTTCTTGGGTTCACTAACAAAATCAAAGAATTAGAGTTAAAAGATAGTTTGAATGTATCTTTAGTGGTGGATTTAGAAAAACAAATCCAATTATTAGAAGATAATTCAAAATCTGATTCATTGATTATTGATTTTAGAACACAACAACTTCAATTACAAAAAGAAACTATTAATCTGTATAAGGAGAAAGTGAAGGTAGTAAAACCAAAATGGCATGAAAACAAGTGGTTATGGTTTGTTTATGGTGTTGGGGCTACAGCTATTTCAGTTAATCTTGCAGGACAAATAAACTAATGGCAGAACAATTTAAAGATGCAATAAAACAAGAGTATATCAAATGTGCTAAAGACCCTGCATACTTTTTATCAAAGTATTGTGTGATTCAACATCCAATACAGGGAAAAATACCATTTGATTTGTACGAATTTCAAAGGAATACCGTAAAGGAATTTGAATCTAGTCGTATGAACATCATATTGAAAGCTCGTCAGTTAGGTATCAGTACTTTAACTGCGGGTTATTCATTGTGGATGATGACCTTTCATCAAGATAAAAATATTTTGGTAATTGCAACAAAACAAGATGTGGCAAAAAACTTGGTAACAAAAGTTCGTGTTATGCACGCAAACTTACCAAGTTGGTTAAAACAAAGATGTGTTGAGGATAATAAATTAAATCTTCGATATGTCAATGGTTCACAGATTAAAGCAGTATCAAGTGGACCTGAAGCAGCTCGTTCAGAAGCTCTATCATTATTGATATTAGATGAGGCAGCATTTATTGATAAGATTGACCAAATATGGACTGCGGCACAAAGTACTTTAACCACTGGTGGACAATGTATTGCACTATCAACACCTAATGGTGTGGGTAATTGGTTTCACAAAACTTGGGTAGAGGCTGAAGAAGGTCGTGGTATGTTTAACTTTATCAAACTTCATTGGACTGTACATCCTGATAGAGATGAGACTTGGAGAGAAGACCAAGATAAATTGTTAGGTGTACAAGGTGCTGCACAAGAATGTGATTGTGATTTTGTTACTTCTGGTACTTCTGTTATTGATGGTACTATATTAGAAGAATGTAGAGAAAAATATGTACAAGACCCAATTGAAAAAAGAGGAATTGATAATAATTGTTGGATTTGGGAACCACCAGATTATACAAAGAATTATGTAGTATGTGCGGATGTAGGTAGAGGAGATTCAGCAGATTATTCTGCTTTTCATGTAATTGATATTGAAAAGGTAGAACAAGTTGCAGAGTACAAGGGTAGAGTACCTACTAAAGATTTTGGTAATATGTTAGTGAGTATTTCAACAGAATATAATGATGCTTTACTAATTATAGAAAACAATAATATTGGTTGGGCAACAATCCAACAAGTGATAGATAGGGATTATCCTAATCTATTTTATACAAGTAAAGATTTACAATATATTGATATTGCACACCAAATGTCAAATCGATATAGAGCTCAAGAAAAAAATATGGTGGCTGGATTTACCACATCAATGAAAACCAGACCATTAATTATTGCAAAACTTGAGGAATATTTTAGGGATGAAAGTGTAGTGATTCGTAGTAATCGTTTGATTGATGAATTATTTACTTTTATCTACAATAACAATAGAGCTGAAGCAATGGTAGGATACAATGATGATTTGGTTATGTCATTTGCTATCGGTTTATGGGTTCGTGATACTGCATTAAGATTACGAACTGAGGGAATTGAATTAACAAAAAAGACTTTAAATAGAATGCAAGATATTGACGGTCTTTACACTCCAGAAGAAAGTACAAATGAAAATTGGGAGTGGGAAGTAAACAAGAAAAAAGAGTCTTTAGAATGGCTCTTATAACAAAGAGGTAAAAAATGGCAGATACATCATTATACGCTAGACTGAGGAGATTATTTAGTACAAATGTAATCGTTCGTAATGTTGGTGGTAAGAAATTAAAAGTTGCAGATACTGAACAAATACAGGCAATGACTAAATCACACTTAGTAGATAGATATTCTAAACTACATAGTGGATTGGATTTGGTTAATAGTGGATATTCCACATATGCACAATTGCAAGCAGCAAGATTAGGATTGTTCAAAGACTATGAAAGTATGGATAGTGATAGTATTATTGCATCTGCACTTGATATATATGCTGATGAATGTACGATGAAAAATCCATATGGTGAAGTATTAAACATCGTAACGGATAATAATAACATCAAAGAAATTCTACATAATTTATTTTATGATATATTGAATATTGAATTTAATTTATGGCCTTGGACAAGAAACCTTGTTAAATATGGTGATTTCTTTTTATACTTAGATGTAGAGGATAAGTATGGTATTACTAATGTTGTACCAGTTTCATCTTATGAATTACTTCGTATAGAGGGAGAAGACCCTGAAAATCCTTATTATACTAAATTCAGAATGGAAGCTACACAAACAACACATCCTTATTTTGCTCGCTCAACAACAGGTAAAAAGATAGAATTTGAGAACTTTCAAATTGCACACTTTAGATTAGCAAGTGATAGTAATTTATTACCTTATGGTAAATCTATTTTAGAAAGTGCTCGTAAAGTATGGAAACAAGTTACATTGATGGAAGATGCTATGTTAATCCATAGAATCATGAGAGCACCAGAAAAGAGAATCTTCAAGATTGATATTGGTAATATACCACCAAACGAGGTTGATAACTATATGCAAAGAATTATCAACAAAATGAAGAAAACACCATTCATAGATAATGATACTGGTGATTATAACTTGAAGTTTAACATACAGAACTTAACAGAAGATTTCTTCTTACCAGTTCGTGGTGGAGATAGTGGAACACAAATCGAATCACTACCTGGTATGACTTATGAAACTACAGAAGATATTGAATATCTAAAAAATAGAATGTTGGCAGCACTTCATGTACCAAAAGCGTTCTTAGGATATGAAGAGGGATTAGGTTCAAAAGCAACATTAGCAGCAGAGGATGTTAGATTTGCTCGTACTATTGAAAGAGTTCAACGAATTCTTGTTAGTGAGTTAACTAAGATTGCTGTTGTACATTTATACTCACAAGGATATACAGACGCAGAATTAACAAATTTTGAATTAGAGTTAACTAATCCATCTACAATCTATGAACAAGAAAAGATAGAATTGTGGAGTAACAAAATAAATCTTGCTCGTGATATGAAAGAAAATCAAATGATGAGTAGTGAATGGATTTATAAAAATTTATTTAATTTCTCTGATGACCAAATCAAAGAAATGGATACACAAATTGTACATGACCAAAAAACCAAATTTAGATTTGAACAAATATCTGTAGAGGGTAATGACCCAGCAGATACAGGTGAATCAGTTGGAACACCAAGTGATATGCAATCATCAAATGATGATTACGGATTTGACCAAGAATCTAAATCAGGCTCTATATTCCGAGATAAAGGTGGAGCTCCAGAGGGTGGATTTGATGGTGCAGGAAGACCTAAAGAAGTACCTCATCATGGTAAAGATGGAAGTGCTCGTGGTAGAGACCCATTGGGTAGAACAGGTGTTCCTTTAGCTTTAGCACATTATGATGCATTAAAGAAATCATTTGGTAAAAAGGCAAAAGAGATTTTAAAAGAGACAATCGATAGTGAAGAAATAAATGAAGAATATAAAGATTTTAAGGAAGATAAATAACGATTTCTTGAAAGTTTTATATTTATTTATGTACAAAAAAACTATCAAAATAAATGGAGTGTTTGATGAAATACAACAAAAAACACAGTAAGATTAAGAATACAGGTATTCTTTTTGAATTACTAACTCGACAAATTACAGTTGATGTAATGAATGGTGTTGATAATAGTAAAGCTGTGAACATATTAAAAGAAAATTTTAGTTCTACTACACAATTGGGAAGAGAGTACGAACTATATAAAATTTTAACTGAAAAAAAATACAAAAATACTGAACAAGCAAATATTTTACTTGAAGCAGTAATTAAAAATCGTAGAAAACTATCAAATCGTAAGTTAAAAAATGAAAAATTTAATTTAATTAAAACAATTAAAGAAAATTATGATACAAATGATTTCTTTAATACAAGAATTCCTGAATATAAACTACTAGCTTCAATTTATAATGTTTTTGAGGGTGAATCTACTAAAGAAAACATTGGACCAGTTGAAGAAACTGATAGTAAAGTAACTATTGTAGAAAATATTACCAAATCTAAACACTCCAAGAAAAAATCTGGTAATAATGTTAGTGAATCTTTACAAAATGAAGATAAAGATTTAAGATTACTTACATATCAATTATTAGTAGATAAATTCAATGAAAAATATAGCACATTGAACGAAAATCAAAGAAATTTGTTGAGAGAATATATCAACAACATATCAAACACTAACTCTTTGAGAGAATTCATAGATGCTGAAGTTATAAAAATCAAAAAAGTACTTAAAAATCACTTAAATAAAGTTGATGATAAGATTACAAAGATAAAATTAACAGAAGCTATCAATCATACTGATACTGCAACAAGCGGAAAAGTTGTGAAAGACCAACATGTCATATCATTGATGAGATACTATGAATTAGTTAAGGAGTTAGAAAATGTCCACGAAGATAAGTAAAAAACGATTTATAGAAATACTAAAGAAGTTAATTCGACAAGAAATCGCTGAAGTATCCACGACAGGAACAGCTGGAACTTATCCAGGTGGACCAGGACATTACTATACACCACACGCATTCTCAAGTGGTTCAGTTGGAAGTAAAAATCCAGAAGTGGGTGGATATAAAAAAGTTAATGAGGTGAAATTTGCCGTAACTATTGATATGGGTAAATTAGGTCAAGGTAAAGTTCTTGTAGATGCAGGTTCAAAGGGTATGGCAAAAACAATGGTTGCTAAAAAATTAAAACAAGGTTTAAAGGGAGTTATAAGTGTATCTCGTGTACAACCATCACTTGGTAAACAAGTAGATAGAAAGATTGAGAATGTAAACGAAGTTACTAAACAAGAAGTCAATGCATTAAGAAATCTTGTAAAGGGTATTGGTAATCTAAAAAAAGACTTTTCAAAAGCAGCTTATATTGGTGATAAAGAACTTAGAAAAAAAGATTACAATAAACATTATGAAACACTTCTGAAAGCTGAAAAAGCAATGGTAGAACTTATGCAAATTTTTAAAAACAAACAAATGTTAGGTGAAGGTCGTTATCACGAGTGGAGAAATGACGAATCACTAACACCAAGACAAAAGATTGGTCATAGTATTCGTGAAGTTCGTCATTCTTTAAGTGAGTTAGATAGTGTGGTAAAGATGGCCGTTAAATTAAAAACAGAATTAAATATGGATTCAAGAAGTTATTGGAAGAACACTCATAAAGCCCTAACTAAGATTTCAGAAAGATTAGTTAAGATGGCTAATAAAGTAGGGAACTTAAAATGAAATTAAAAAATTTAATAAACGAAAATTTATGGAATGAAAGAAAGTTTGGTGAACCATTACCAACACTAGCCGACACTACCAAAGCATACAAGTTAAGAAAAGAAGAAGATGGTAAAGAACAACATCTTGATGATAAAGAAAAAGAAAAAGCTAAAAAACTTGGTTTGGTTTGGAAAGGTAAAGGATATGGTAAAAAAGATGCTGACCATATCTCACATAAAAATGTTGATGGTAAATTAACAAAAGTTGATGATGGTGAAAAACAAGACCCTAAATCTAAAGGATTGAGTGGTAGTGATTTCGATAGAGAACTACCATCAGATGGTCCAAATCCAACAAGTAAAGATAAACCTTTAGTTAAAAAAGGTGAACCAGTAAAACTTAATGATGATGCTCAAGACACAATCGATGGTATGGATTGGGATAAGTATAGTGAAAATATTCCAGTAAGTTATTTTACCAGCAAATTTAGTAATAATACAGAGGAATGGAACTCTCAAGTAAATCGTGTGTATGATGAAATGTATGGACAAATTCCACAAGAAGATTTAGATAAACTTGAAGATGCCCTTATAAGAGATGAGGATGAGTATGATTATGATTTATCAGAAGTTCCTGAAGAAGAAATGAAAGAAAAATCAAAAATACTTAAGGATTTTCATATAAAATACTCAACATCTGGAAACAAAAAATCAGCAAGTATAGATAAAGTTCGAACAGCTAAAGAGTTGAATGATTCAGAACAAATAAAAAAAGACCCAATGGGAACAGCCGAAAAACTGGATGACTTACTTCGAGATGTTTCAAATGAATTAGAAGATATCGAACAAGCCGATGACCAATATGCTATCGTTAATGATGAGTTTGGCTTAGAATTAAGTCGACTTCACGATGATATAGAATTTGGAGATGATGAAGAAAAAGAAGATGCTATAAAAGGTTTAAAAGATTTAACATCTGATGTAGAAAAATTTATGAATGTTAATTATAGTACACTAACAGGAATTGCAAAACCAAAAAAAGGTCAAAAGATTAGAGGGCCAGTAAGTATGGTTGGATATAGAACTGGTAGAAATAGAAGTGGTGGTATGTATGATAATGTTAATCCAAGTAATAAGTATTTAGTTGAAAGTGTTAATATATTTAACAGAGAATTTGGACAACCACTACCAACATTAAATGATGTGATGAAAGCACATCAAGGTAATATTCAAGAATCTCGTGAAGATGTTGAAAAGGCTAAAAAAGAATTAAGAATGTTTGCAAAAGAAGAGGGTATATTAAGAAAAAGAGTATTAAAATTAGAAGGTATGATGAAAAATGACTCTGAAAACAAAGATTTAGCAAAACAAATTAAAAAATCCTACAAAGATAATGTAACTAAATTCATGAGAGAAGCTGTAGGATTGGTGAAAAGGATGAAATAATGAAAAACTTAATTGTAGATTATATACCATTTGAAATAACACCGACTCAAATAAATGAGGCGATGAAAGAAAACAACGGAAAGTTAGTTGTTAAAGGTGTATTACAAAGAGCAGATGCAAAAAACCAAAATGGAAGAGTATATCCAATGGATATTCTAACCAGAGAAGCAAAAAATTATTCACAAAATTTTATTTCTCAAAAAAGAGCACTTGGTGAATTAGACCACCCAGATAGTTCAGTTGTTAATTTACAAAATGTATCTCACAATATTACAGAAATGCACTTTGAAGGTGATAATTTATTAGGAACAGTTGAAATCCTAACCACACCAAGTGGTAATATTTTAAGAGAACTATTTAAAAATGGTATCAAGTTAGGTATCAGTTCTCGTGGTATGGGTTCAGTAGAACAAGTTACTGAATCAGATGGCCAACAAGCATTAAAAGTAGGAGATGACTTTGAATTAATCGCTTTTGATTTTGTAAGTAATCCTTCTACACATGGAGCGTTTATGCATCCTTTACAAGAGGGAGTAAATAAAACACAAACACAAGGTAGAACTTGTGGTGTTTATTGTAAAGCAGAAGATTTGATTAATAAAATCATAAGAGGAGAATAATATGGCTTTAGCTGATAGAAAACCAAACACACCATTTCAAAAAAGTGGTAATGATGAGTTAGGTGGAGAAACAGGTTTAGAAAATTTAAAACCAAAAAATCCATTTGTTAAAAGTGGTAATGATGAATTGGCTAGTGATAGTGGTTTAGAAAACTACAAATCACCATTTGTTAAAAGTGGTAATGATTCTTTAGGTGGTAATAGTGGTATAGAAAATTTTAAAATTCCAGCAGCAGGTAGAATAAATAAAGGTTGGAATGGTGATGGACTTGCAGATTAATGCCATCCAAATCTAAAGCACAACAAAGATTTATGGGATTGGTTCACGCTTATAATAAGGGTGATGTAAAAGGTTCCGAAGTATCTAAGACAGTAAAGGATGTTGCTAAGGATATGAAAAAGAAAGATGTAAAAGATTTTGCATCTACAACACATAAAGGGAAACCAGAAAAAGTGAAAAAAGAAGCTATAGATAAACTAAAAGAAATGATTCGTATGGAACTTGAGGGTTGTGGATATGTTATGTCTGCTAAAAACCCTAATTATAAATTAAAATCACCTGGTGGAACTGGTGAAGAAGATAGAAGATTAAAAAAGGAAAATGTACTTAACGAAATGGATTACAGAGGATTCGTTAAATACATGAATGATTTCTATGGGCCTAAAGGAGTTTATCCTGATAAAAAGAAAAGAACTTTGAAGATGAAAGATATTGGGATGGCATATTCAGTATTATTAAAGAAGAAACCAGATTTTGAAATCGGATATGATTCTACTGATAGAGAGATGTTAAGAGATATTTTAATCAAGTTAAGAAAACTTGACCCTGATTATTCACAGAAAGAATCAATAGATGAATCTAAAAAAGTAAATGAAAAACTTTCAGTTGACCCGAGAAAAGTATATGGTGGAACTGGTGCTAAACAAGGAATGAGATTAACTGCACAAAAAGGATTAAAAAAGATTTTAGATTTATCTAAAAAGAATCCTTCAAATGTATTTTTGGTTAGTGATGATAACTATACTAATTTTGGTCCATATTATGTAAAAAATGGTAAAGTTGCAAAATATACCGTCGCCAATCCAAACTATGATTTACAAAAAAACAAAGTAAGAAGTTTAAAAGTTCCATCAGATGTTATTTTGAAATTCACAATAAACGAATCAATAAATGAAGGTAAGGGTGTAGAAAAAGTTTTAAAAATGGCAAATGACCATTCATTTGGAAAACTCGGTGGTAGAACCGTAGACGCTTTAAGTGCAGGTTTATTTAAAGGAGTGTATGATAAAGCAAGTGATAAAAATAAAGAAAAAATTAACAAAATGAACGAAAAACAATTATATGTATTTATGACTAAATTGTGGAGTAAGTTCGGTAGACAGGTGAAATTAACATGATAAAATTAAAAACATTATTGATGGAAGCTGATGCTCCAAAGTTAAAAGATTCTGAAAAAGAAAAAGCCAGAAAACTTGGTTTGGTTTGGAAAGGTAAAGGATATGGTAAAAAAGATGATGACCATATTTCTTTTAAAGCCGATAAAAGTGGTAAACTTGTAAAGGTTGATAAAGATGGTGAAAAAGAAAAACCTAAAGGTACAGGATTTACTTCAAAAGATTTCGATAGAGATAATGATGGTATGGAAGATAAACCTAAATCACTTTCATCACAAGTTTCTGATGAAAATAAAGATGAATTTATGGATGTTGTTTCTAACATAGATTCTAATTCAGGATTAGATACGATTAATGCTAGACAATTAGATAAATCTAAGGGGGATAGTGGAACATTTTATAATAATATCACTCTTCCAGCATTAAAGCAAAAGTTTCCTGGTGGTGGAGATGAGTTTTACGAAGGTATAAGTAGTGGTGTTGATAGTGCGATAGAATCACTTGAATATATTGAAGATAAAAAACTTAAGAAACAATTAGAAAATGAACTCTATCAAATTTCCAATGATATGGAAGAAGAACTCGGTGAGGATTATGAAGCCGCAGTTGATGGAGTTGGTAAACTACCTTATAAAAAAATGTTACCTTATTTAGAGAAATTAGACAAATTTAAGAAAGAATATTTTTCTGATGTATCAGAATCTAAAAAGGAGACAAGAGAAGGTATGATAAAATTAAAAGATGTACTAAGAGAATCAAAAGTATCTTATTTAGTAGAGGCATTACAAAGTAAATTATTAAGAAAATTCACCAATAGACAAAATTTCAAATTAGATAGTGATTTCTATGGGTGGTTGGCTAAATTAGGTGTAAGAGCAAATAAAGTAACGGATGATATGATTGAAAAAACTGCAAAACTATCTGGTAAAGGTATTGTGATTGCAGTAACTGGTAAAAAAGTAAGTTTACCAGCTAAAGGAAAATCTTATTGGAGAAGTGATTTAGAAGTTGATAAAGGTGTTGTCTTGAGTGTTTTCAAAGATGGTAAGGCAGTTTGGTGGACAAAATCTTGGAGAGAATCTGAAAAGAATAGAAAAAAAGATATAAATGTTGCAGATACAAAAGGATATGGGTTCTCAACATCTGAAAATCGTACCTTTGGTTTAAATCAATTTGGATATCAAAACGCAGCATCAGTAAAGAAAATTAACGGAGTTGAATTTTACAAAATATCACTTGAGGAAAACATGCCATATATGGGTGGTAAAGAAGTTAGAAAATTAAGGTCAGATATACAAGTTGGTTCTTGGAAATGGAGAGATGATGAATCTTTCAAAAGACAAAATAAAGATAAATACGAAGACTCTATTAGGTCAATGTATGATGACCCAGAAAAAGTTAAAGCAAAAATTAAAAAAGCAAAAGATTATACTGATAAATTAATTACAGGTTTGATTGGTGGTAAACCAAATGCAGATGCTAAAAAATTACTAAAAGGTTTAGGTAATACTCGAGCACCTGAAATGCAAGCAATGGAATTGATGAGAAATATAACTGATGCAATGGATAGATTATATGATAAGGTTACTTATTATAATAATGCAGTTCAAGATGATATTGATTATGAAAAGAGAAATCCTGAACATCCTAAATCCTATAGAAATTCACCAAAATATGGTAAAGAAGTTGCTGAAATAGTCAATTTAATACTTAAAAACAAATTCAGAGGATATTATTAATGATTAAGTTAAAAGATTTACTAAAAGAAGAAGAGTGTCATTGTGGGGATTCATGTTGTTCCACTAAAGAATCAGTAAATGAAGAGGTGATACAAGAAATGAGAGTATCTGCTGATTTAGGTAAAATTGATAAAATGTATGGTGGTGATGGGCCAAGGAGTACAACAAGTAAAACTCCAGTTACACCAAAGGCATATAATATGTTGAGTAAGGATGTAAAAGTTTTGAAAATGGCAGTAAAACAATTAGAGAATGCTGTAAGAAAACAAAACGATGTAGAACTAAAAGATGATATCGTATACTTAGTATTAAAAGCACATGAAGCATTGGAGGATATGCAAAAATGATTAAATTAAAAAATATACTTCAAGAGAAAAAAGATTTAGATAATAAACAAATTGATTATCTTGAAAAATTAACTGATAGAAATGAACATACTTTAGCTAGAAAACATCTTGCTAAGTTAATTGGTAATAAAAAGTTAGTACAGATGTATGAACATATTTTTGAATTACACTTATACTTCAGAGATATTAATGATTTAAAATCAGCTCGTGAAAGATTAGATAAAGAATTATTTAGATTAGCTGATAGAAAGTTTGGTAATTTTAAAGATGTATATAATAGGGGGTTCTAATGAGTAGTATGACACATAAAATGTGGAATCAATGGAAAGATTTTAGATTAAATGAGGGAGACCATGAAGGTGATATGGCCAAATCACAATTAGAAAGATGTATGAAACTTTCTAAAATGATTTACCAAAAAATTGAAAATGGTGATTCTGATGGAGATGGTAAAGTTCAATTACCAGCTTGGTTACAATCAGAATTGACTATTGCATTAGAAAGTTTACAAGGTGTTCACACTTATCTTGATGGTAAAGATGGTTTAAAAGAAGTAGATAGTGGTGGAACATATGTACCAGGTTCATTAAAGGGTAAAGGAGTGAATAGTTTTCCAATGTTGAAATATTCATCACCAGAGGCCAAACAATTTGTTGAACAAGATATAAAACAAATGGGTAAGTTTTTTAATAAAGCATCAGCACAAACTATCAAAGTAATGATGGATGGTGTAAAAAATAATAAGTATGATGCTATGGATTTAATTCGTGGTATTAAAACAGGTCCAACAGGAGACACAAGTGTAGGTGTTAGAGATATGATTGGTGTGTTATGGACAAAAGTAGATAAAAGATTTCGTAGTTATTTGCGTGGTAAAAAACGAAGATAATGATATTTATTAGAGTATAAGGAGATACAAAATGGCAAAATTAAAAGATTTAATAAAAGAAAACTTTTCAGTAGTGGGTGGAGTTGTATCTACACCATCATTGAATCGTGGTACTTCATTAACAAGTATTGTTGAAGATATGTACGGAAAAAAAGAAGAAAAAGTTAGTGCACAACAAATTCAACAATCAATAAGAGAATTTACAAGTTTCAGTAAAGTATTACAGAAAGAAGAAAATCTTAAACAGATTGCAGAAAAATTATCAGTAATTGCAAATAACGCAAAATCTTACACTTTAAGTGAAACAGAAGATTGGTTTGATAAAGTTACTGTAAATCGTAATATGAAAGAATTAACAAACTTATCAAAATCATTTGGTAAAATTGCACAAGAATCACAACAATTACAACAAAGATTAGGTGGTTTATATGAAGATATGGGTCATGTTCTTGGTAGATATTTTGAAATTGAAGGTGATGCAGATAAATCTGATTTAGTTAAAATCGGTTTAGAAAATCCTGATGAAGATGATTTACCAAAAGGTAGTGAACTTGAAGAAGGTGATTACGAAGAATTCTTCCAATCCGCATTAAAGAAGTTTGGAGTTAAATCACCAGATGAATTAGGTGATGATGAAAAGAAAAAGAAGTTCTTCAATTATGTAGATAAAAACTACAAAGCAAAAGCAGAAGCTAAAATTTAAAACAAGTAGAGGTTCAATTGATTAAAGTAGAAGTCCGAAAAGGACAATCTGTAGAAAAGGCTATATCAATCTTTAAACGAAAAGTAAAAGATAGTGGTATATTAATGGAGTATCGTGATAGACAATTTTACGAAAAACCATCAGCAATCAAACGAGAAAAGAAAAATAAAGCCATTTTACGAAACAAATATAAAGTTCTAAAAGAAAAAGAACAAGATAATTAAAAAAATACTCACTTAGTGTGTATATTTTTTGGTTTTGTTATACTTATATATACAAAACTAAATACACTTTCGTACAATCCGTACATCATAAAGTGTAATCAATGAATAAAACTATATTATAGTTCCTAATAACTATACTGAATCCAATTAGGAGATTAAAATGGATGATTTACTAAAAGAAGCCATTGCAGATGCCAAAGCAGTTCGTGAAACAGCTTTAGCTAATGCAAAAATGGCACTTGAAGAAGCATTTACACCTAAATTGAAATCAATGTTAGCACAAAAAATCCAACAAGAAATTGAAGATGAAGGCGACGAAGATAAAGTTGACGAAATCGAAGATGAAAATATGGAAGATGAAGAAGACGGAGTGTCTGATTCAGAAGAAGATGCTATCGATTCTGCTGTAGATTCTCACGAAGATGACATGCATAAAGAAATCGAGGATGAAGAAGAAGATAAAGTATCTGAAATCGAAGATGAAGATATGGAAGACGAAGATTCACACGAAGACGAAATTGCATACGAAATTGAAGATGAGGATGAGGACAAAATTGGTGAAACATCACATGAAGATGAAGATGATGAACCAATGGAAGACCTTGACCTTGAATCTATTTTAGCTGAATTAGAAGATGAAGTCGAAGGCGATGAAGTTGAAGAAACATATGGCGATGAAGACGAAGATGATAAGAAAGTTGATGAAAACGATGTATCATCAGAAGTTGGAAAAGCTGATAACAAAGTAAACGACAAAGCTAATGATTCATCAGAAACAGGAGCACAAGGACCAGAAGGTGAAGGTAAAGACGAACCAGCTGGAAATGAACTTGATGACCACACAGTGGTTAAAGAGGGTGAAGAATCTGATGATGATAAAGATGACGTTGATGAAGATATCGATTTAGAAGAAGTATTAAAAGCATTATCTGAAGAAGAAGATGATGATGAAAAAGATACTAAAGATGAAATGATTAAACTTCAAGGTGAAATTAAAGAGCACAGAGATGTTGTAAAATATCTTCGTGAAAAATTAAACGAAGTTAATTTATTGAATGCTAAACTCTTATTCTCAAACAAACTATTTAGAGCGTTTGGACTAAGTAACGAACAAAAATTAAAAGTTGTTGAAACTTTTGATAGAACTAAAAACCTAAGAGAAATTAAATTAGTTTACTCTACACTTGCTGAATCTTTTCAGGGTGTTAATGTAAAACCAATTAAAGAATCTAAAGGTTCAAGTTCAAAACCAGTTGCTAGTACAAAACCTGCTAATGAAAAAGTTTTGACTGAGGGTAATGAATTACAAGCTAGATTCAAGAAATTAGCTAACATACTATAATTAGGAGACTAAAAATGAGTAAATTTAAATCAGTAGAATCTTTGATGGATGGATATAATCCACAAAGACAACTATTAGAACAAACTCGTAAGTTAGTCAAGAAATGGGAACCAACAGGCCTTTTAGAAGGAATGGACAAAGAACATGAAGTAAACGGAATGGCTGTACTTCTTGAAAATCAGGCTCGTCAATTAATTGATGAGGCTTCAAGAACAGGTACATCTGCAAACTCAGAAGAGTGGTCAGGTGTTGCACTTCCATTAGTTCGTAGAATCTTTGGTGAGTTGGCTGCACAGGAATTTGTTTCTGTTCAACCAATGAACTTACCTTCAGGTCTTATTTTCTATCTTGACTTCAAATACGGAACTGCTCAAACTTCACTTCAAACCGAAGATTCAGATGTATATGGTAATACATCAGGTTCTGGTGACGCAAGTGGTGGTTTATACGGAGCAGGTAAATTTGGATACTCTATCAATGACGTTTCTGTTTCAAGTATGGCATTAGCAGCTGCTACAAGTGCTACAGAATTCACAACAGGTTCTGTATCTTGGGAAGATGTTAATTTCGAACCAGACCTATCTGCATCAGCAGCATTAGGTTCAGAAGCAGACAATGGTCTTATGAAAATCACTGTTTCAAACGCAGCAATAGCTAACTTTGATACAGATGGTGTTAGAGCATTCACAGTATCAGGTAGTGGATTTGATGCTTTCTATCCAGCACATACATCTATAAATGCAGCTAAAACTGCAGTAACATTCTTCGTATTGAAGAATACAGCAGGTGTACCAAGTGGAGTTAAAGTACAATATCACAAAACTGCAGCTAACAATTACACTCGTGGTGATTTTGAAGCAACTGCAGCACAAGTTGATGCAAACCCTGAAACTGATATCGATATCCCAGAATTAGATATCGCACTAAAGAGTATTCCGATAATCGCGAAAACTCGTAAGTTAAAAGCAGTCTGGACTCCAGAACTTGCTCAAGACTTAAACGCATACCACTCAGTTGACGCTGAAGCTGAATTAACTGCATTACTATCTGAGTACATCTCAATGGAAATCGATTTAGAAATCCTTGATATGTTGTACGCAGGTGCTACTGCTAAAACAGAAAAATGGTCAGCAAGAGTTGGATATGAATATGATTCAGCAACTAACTTGTTCGCACAGTCAAGTGGTGAATCAAATGCATACACAAAAGGTACTTGGTTCCAAACTCTTGGAAACAAGATACAATCAGTATCTAACGCAATACACCAGAAAACTTTAAGAGGTGGAGCTAACTTCTTGGTCGTAAGTCCAGAAACAGCAACTATCATCGAGAGTATTCCTGGATATGCAGCAGACACAGATGGTGATTCAACTAACAACTCATTCGCAATGGGTGTACAAAAAGTAGGTGCTCTTAACAACAGATTTACTGTTTACAAGAACCCTTACGCATTGGATAACGTAATCTTAGCAGGTTTCAGAGGAAGTAACTTCCTTGAAACAGGTGCGGTTTATGCTCCATATGTACCGTTAATCATGACACCATTAGTATACGACCCTAAGAACTTCACTCCAAGAAAAGGTGTAATGACACGTTACGCTAAGAAAATGGTTAGAAGTGAATTCTATGGTAAAGTTATCGTAGCTGATGTAAACTATGTGTAAGTTTAAGTTAATTTTTTAACTTAAAAGTACGATAGGTACTTAAAGAAGGGGAATCATTTATTTGGTTCCCCTTTTTTGTTTTCTTGATATTTATTTATAAGATATATCTAAAATAGACTATTAATAGGAGAAATTTATGGCTCAAGAACCGATATGGCCAGGTAGTGGTTCAGATGCAAGTGGTTCAACACCATTTGGTTTTTATGATACAGATTCAGATTTTCAAAACGATGCTCCTAAATTTGCAACATGGTGTGCAAGAAGATTGGGGTATCCAATAACTGCAGTTGAATTACAAGATATTCAATTTTATGCATGTTTTGAAGAAAGTATTACAGAATACTCTGCTCAAGTTAATCAATTTAACATCAAAGATAACTTGTTAAGTTTAAAAGGACAATCAACAAGTTCTAACTTAACACATAAAAGATTATCACACACAATGGGTGAACAAATTTTCATATCAGAAACATATGGAAGTGAAGCAGGTGCTGGTGGTGTAGGTGGACAAGTTGAAGTTCATAAAGACCATATTACACTTGTAAGTGGTTCACAAGATTATGATTTAAATACATTGATTGCAGATGTTAGTGGGAGTGGTGCAATTGAAGTAAAACGAGTATTTTATGAAAGTAATCCTGCAATTTCAAGATACTTTGACCCATATGCAGGTACAGGACAACAAACTAACAATATGTTAGATGCATTTGGATTCGGTGGTTCATCACCAGCAATTACATTTGTATTACAACCTGTTTACGCTGATTTATTAAGGGTTCAAGCAATTGAATTTAATGACCAAGTTAGGAAATCTGCATATACTTTTGAACTTAGAAATAACAAATTAAGAATATTTCCAACATATACTAAAGATGAGCCTGGTAAACTATGGATTGAGTGGGTAAAAGTAAGTGATAGAGATAATGCGTTAAGAACTCGTTATAGTGGTTCTGCAGATACAATATCAGATATCAGTAATGCTCCATATGATAATATGAAATACCAAAGTATCAATGATGTGGGTAAACAATGGATTCGTAAGTATGGATTATCATTATCAAAAGAGTTATTAGGTATGGTTCGTAGTAAATACGGAACTATTCCTATTCCTAACTCTGAAGTTTCACTTGATGGTGATACTTTAAGAGCAGAAGCAACTGCTGAAAAAGACCAGTTAATAGAACAATTAAGAGAAATGTTAGACCAAACAAGTAATAGGGCACTTATGGAAGCAGATAGGGAATCTGCGGATAACTTACAAGAGAAGTTAAAGAAGGTGCCGTATCCAATGTATATAGGATAAAATTATGGCAAGTAGATATTGGCCAACAAGAGATACAAACTTAGCCAAAAGATTTAACGATGAACTCGTTGGTAATCTTAAGGATGGTACCTGTGGTATCATTGGGCAAGAAGTAATTCTTTACAGAGTTTCAACATATGATACTAAACCAAATATGTATGGTGAAGCTGGAGAGAGTGGTAAAGTTTATGAAGCTGGAGTAAAGTTAAGTTGTATTCTTGATGCAGGAGATTTTGATTGGGAAACAACTGAATTTGGACCAGATTCAAATCAAGAAGTTTCATTCTCATTTCAAAGGGATATGTTGATTGATGTAAATTTTAGACCTGATATCGGTGATATTGTGAGTTGGAATTATGGTTATTTTGAAATCGTTGGAACAAATGAAAACCAATTAGTTGCAGGTGATTATAATAAAAATTGGACTATAACTTGTACAGGTAGATTAACAAGAATTACATCATTAAACATTGAGAGAACAAGGGCATTTTAATGGCAAAAAGAAGTAAACCATTATCAAGAAAAATACGAAGAGACCTAAATTCAATATCATTAAATCCTGAATATAACAGAGCAAATCAAGTTCGTAGAGATAAAGATGATATAAAGAATATATCTGTAGGTATCATGGAACATGATGCTGCAATTATGTATTATTTCAACGAAGTTATCAAACCATCAGTAGTTGATAATAAAGAAACCATTAAAGTTCCTGTAATGTATGCTTCACCTGAAAGATGGTATGCAATGCAAAGACAGGGATTTCTTCGTGATAAAAGACAACAAATTTTAACACCTGTTATTGTATTTAGAAGAACAGGTATCGATAAGAACGAAAATATACCTATTGATAAATTAGATGCAAACAAACCACAAAATTTTCAAACCTTTACTCAAAAGTATTCTCAAAGTAATCGATACGACCAATTCAGTAGAACAATTGGAACTACACCAAATAAAGAACATTTTAGTGTGGTTGTTCCTGATTATGTGATATTAAATTATGAATTTACTATATTCACAAGTTACATTGAACAAATGAATAAAATTGTTGAAAAGGTAAATTATACTGATGGGGCATATTGGGGTGAACCTGGTAAATTAAGATTTAGAAGTAAGATTGAATCATTTACTGATGCTAGTGAAATGGATGCAGATGAAAGAATGGTAAAAACTACATTCACAGTTCAATTGATGGGTTATATCATACCTGAAGAATTTAATAGTATGGTAACTACTCGTAGACATTTAACACCTAAAAAAATTATCATCAATATGGATGTTGAAAAAACTGCTGATGATTTTATGGAAAAAGATTCAAAGGGTAATGTATCAGTACAAAGTCCTGTAAAAGATGTATTTAGTATTGCAACTTCTAATACACTAACATTCACAGGTGGAACGGGTGTTACGTTAAGTAATGACGGTGTAGGATTTGATGGTTCTCAACCATTAACTCAAACTATTTCCATTGGACAATCAGTAGGAACTACGGATAATGTAACTTTTAATCAAATTAATGCAACTTCTTTAGTGTTTGGTAATCCAACTTCATATACATATACAGGTATTAGTGGTAGTGTAAACATTACAGGTAGTTTAACCACAAGTGGTAATGTTACAGTCAATGGTGATATGACTGTTTTAGGAACATTAACTGCTCAAGAAATTAAAACTACATTTGTATCATCAAGTATATTATTTGAAAGTGGTAGTACAAGATTTGGTGATACTTCAGATGATACACATCATAGAACAGGTAGTTTAAATATTACAGGTAGTTGGAGTTTAAATGGAACCACTATAAATGAAATTAGTAATGATACTACATTAGGAGATGAAAGTACTACAGCAGTAGTTACTGAATATGCATTAAGTAATTTCTCTTCAACAAATGTTGGAGATGTACAAACTTATTTAAGAAAACAATTTTATAAAACATCCAATAGTATCACTAATCCAACAGCAAGTTTTGCAGCAGTTACTGCATCTGCACCAACAGGATATACAGAAACCAATGAAGATGATTTCTTATTCTTTATCAATGGACAATATATGGAACATGATGCATTAGAAGTAGAACAAAGTGGTAGTATATTTTTATTAAAAGTAGATAACTCATCTATTGGATATGATTTAGAAAGTGATGATGAAATTATAGCAATAGGTAAATTTAATTCGTAAGGAAATATAATGCCAATTTTGAAATTTAAAAATCCTTTACGAACATCAGGTTCAAGTGGTTTTAATTCTTCTATACTTGACCAAGATGGAAACGTATCTACAATTAATGTTTTCAGTATTGGACAGGAAGTTGCAACAAGTTCAAATGTACAATTTGATGAAGTAAATCAACCCGACTCTCAAACAGCAATTGTTGGAACTGATTCTGATAATATGGTATTGGGATATGGATTTATTAGTGGTTCAAATCTTCAATTCACAACCGATGAACAAGGTATAAGTGAAAACTACACACACGAAAATGATATCACGATAAACGGAAATATTAATTTTACATCTGCAAGTGCAGAACAAGAAACTTCAATTCAAATCCAAAGTTCTGGTAGTACAAAGTTTGGAGATTCATTAGATGATACACACACAATAACAGGTAGTATGTTTATTAGTGGTTCGATGAGTTTAAATGGTTCTCGAATTATAAGTGTTTCAGATAATTCAGATGTTTCTTTAGCAAGACAAAATGTGTTAGTAACGGAAAGGGCAGCTAAAATAACATTAGGTGGTGATACCATTACTGAAAATCAATATTTAAGAAAGATTTATGCAAAAAAAGCAAGTTCACTTACTAATTCTACAGCAAGTTTTGGAGCAACAACAGCATCCATATCAACAGGTATGACAACTACTTCAGTACATGATTTTCAATTCTTTTTAAATGGTATGTTGATGGAATTTGATGCATTAACAATACAACAAAATCCATTAAATGTTTTCGAATTACATATAAATACAGGTTCATTAGGATACACTTTAGAAAGTAGTGATGAAGTGGTTGCTTGGGGTAAATTTAATTCATAAAAATTCCCGTTTCCACTTTTCTTTTACCATTTTTTGATACTTATATGTATGAGAAAAAGAAACTGGAAGAATAGAAAAAACAGACCTTGTCCTGATTGTGGTAGGTTATTAACCTATACAAGAAAAGATAGTTTTGATAGAGCAGTTGGTAACAATAGTGTATGTAAATCTTGTGCTCAACAAGATAGAAAATTCACGATGGAAACCATAGAGAAGATGAAACAACCAAAATCTACTCAACACAAGAAAAAGATTTCAAAATCTATATCGATGTGGTGGGAAGAGAAAAAACAAGAAGATTTGAGATATGGCATTAATCCGAAGTAGTCAGTTAAACCCAAGATTTACGGGTTCGTTTACCTTAAGTGGTAGTTTTATTGGTGATTCCAATACTACTGCTTCATTTGGTAAATTATTAGGTGATGCAAGTGATGTAACAGGTATCACTACTACTTATGATGGTAATAAAACCGTATTAAATTCTGATTTAGGAGATTTATTCACTAATCAGTTTAATGCAGGAACCACAGGTAGTGTTTCTGAATTTTTAGATGCTGTATTCTTTCCAAATACTGCACCAAGTGTATCATCAAGTCAATTCACAATTAATGAATTTGAAGTAAGTGGTTCTTCAGTAGGAACAATTACTGCAACTGATGCAGAATCTGCAAATCAAACTATTACATTTGTTACTCAAAGTGGGTATTCAGATGATTTCTTTAAAATTCATAGTGGAAGTGGAGCAATCACATTAAATACAATGTCAAGTGCAAGTTTCAACACCGATACTGGAAATCACGCAGGTGGTGATTCACATCCATTTTTAATTGGTGTTGAGGATGGAATTACACAATCCAATGCAACAATTTATATTAGAGTAATACCAAATACTGCACCAATTTTTAGAACCACAAGTGTAAGTGGAACACAAATAATTGCACAAACAGGTAGTGTAAATGAAAACACAACAAGTGGAACAACTGTATTAACAATGTTCACAACTGATACTGAAAGTGATACGATTACGGTATCACCAATATCACAAAGTGCAGATAATCATTTTACAGCAAGTATATCAAGTGTAGTTGGTGGAAAACAAATTTTATTACAAACTGCAACCGCAAGTTTTGATTTTGATGATAAATCACAATATAAATTATTCATAAGTTCTTCAGACCAACATTTCGGTTCAACACCAAGTTCAAGTGGGTTTGTAACAACATTACCTATTGAGGTTAATGTTACACAAAACCAAGCACCAACAATGGCAAGTCAAGTTTTCAACATAAATGAAAGTAGTGGAAGTAATGATAATAATAACGGATTAGGAAGTAACTCTAACTCATTAACAACTGTTGGTACAATTGTAACAAATGACAATGAGGGAGATACTGTAACATTCACAGGTTTATCATTAACAAGTGGAAGTGGTGGTGGAAATACTTCACAAACTGATATCTCAAATAATCCATTCCAAGTAACAAGTAATGGAACTTTACAATTAAAAGCAGGACAATATTTAAATAGTGATACTTTTGATTCATACAAATATGATGCAACTTATAAAGATAATTTCAATGATGCAAGTTCAAGTGGTGTTATTACTATTAATATTCAAGATGACCCACAACCAACATTATCTTCAAATGGAACATTTTATATTATTGAAAGTGCAGTGAGTGGAGCACTTGTTAGAACTAATTCTAATGGTAGAACAGGTACACAAGCAGATTTTAATTCTAATGAAACCGTATTTTTTGAACTAAATCCTGATACAGGTAGTTTACATATTAATTCAAGTAATGGTAATATAAGTTTAAATAACAATGTTAGTGAATCTATTTACACTAATGATGTAGGAAATCAATTAAGTGGTAGTGTAACTGCAAGTAATGCATTTGGAACATCGGTAAGTACAACATTTAATGTGAATGTTGCAATAAACAATTCACCAACACCAAGTTTCAGTAATACAAGTGCAAATATAAATACAAATGGAGCAAGACCAAGTAACACAATCACTACAATATCATTTACCGATACAGAAAGTGATACATTAAATCACGATACATTTACATTTACAGACCCAAGTGGACAATTAAATGCTGTGAAAAGTAGTGATACTTATTTAATACAACCAACACAAAATTTAAGTGGTTCAAGTTATCAAATGACAGGTTCAATTAGAGATGAACATGGATTTAGAACAGGTACAACCACACATGATATTACAATTGCACAGGCACCATTAGGAACATTAACCACAAATGGAACCTTTTATATTATAGAGAGTGCAGTAAGTGGAGCATTAATCAGAACAAACTCAAATGGATTTAGTGGAACACAAGGTGATTTAGGAGTAACTTATTCACCACAATATAATTCAGCAGCAGTTCAAGGATTTAGTGTATTTGAAAATGATGGTTCAACACCACATCAATTCGTTACATCATCTGCTGTAGGTGCCTTAAGTATAAAAGCAAATGTTAGTGAATCTGCATTTACAAGTGGAAATAGTTTAACCGCTTCAGTTCATTACACAGACCAATATGATAATGTTGGTAGTGGAAGTATAACTGTAAATGTTAGAACAAATACTGCTCCATCAATAACATTAACACCAAGTACTCAAACTTTATCTACTGAACAAGTTACAAGTGGTTCATTTATTACAAGTGCAAGTTTTACAGATACAGAAAGTGATACAATTAATTACGATAGTTTCTCATTGACAGGAACACATGGAAGTTTATTCACAAGTACAAGAGTGGGGGATGCGGTTCTCATCACAACCAATACTGATATATCTGCAAGTAATGCAAATTATACATTTACTGCAAATGTAAAAGATGAACATGGATTCAATACAGGTACTGCAAATGGAACATTAACTGTAACACCTATGGTTTACTTTTATAAACAAACACAAGGTGTGGGTTCAATGAATTCAGGTAATGCAATATCAATCTTGGGTGATGCAGGTGGTGATGATGTAGGTGTAACTACTAATTCAGTAATAGATAATTTTAAGAGTGGTTCAATTGGTAGTGGTTCATTTGCAACAAGTGGTGGACAAACAACATTAATCACTTCACAGAGTGTTAGTGATTTAGGTGGTAGTACTTTTAGAAATTTTGGAAATATAGATTTAAGTGGAAATAGTGGTAATGGACATAGTTGGTTGGCATTATTCCCAAGTTCTTCTGCAATTGGTGGTAAACCAAATACAATGGGAACTGCTTTAGGTGGAAGTACAGCAAATGAATATGTAATTTATAATGATAACTCAATTGCAGATGCGGTCGAAACTGCAGGAGTACATTATTTTAGTGTTAATAGTCCAATACGAGGTGTATCACGATATGGTATGATTCATGGTGTTGGAGCAAATACCGAATCATCACAATATTATCATCTATTACCATCAAGTGGTTCAGCACCAAGTAGTGAATTATAAGGAGAGATAAATGCCATTAAATTTTGGACAATCGTTAGGAGTAACAGGTAATATTAAGTTAACCGATGTTGAATTGGTTGCTGGTGGATATAGAACATTATCTACAAGTGCAGATACTGGTAGTATTCCTATTAATAGATTGGAAGATGGACAAGTATTTTACATACAAGATGATAACAAATTATTAAAAGTTAGTGAATCTATTGCAGATAATGTAAACACTTTTGAAAACACTTATGCATTTTTAGATTTTACATGGCCTTCAACTGCTGGTGAGGGTGGTGATTTACTACCAACAACAGATGCAACATATGATTTAGGTTCTGAATCCAAATCATGGCAAGATTTACATATTGATGGACAATTCAATATGGGTACGGGTATAGATTTTAACAGAATTGGAACTGCTAAATTAAGTGTAACAGGTAGTTCATATAATTTTAAGGCAACAGATAGTTCTGATTTATTCACATTATATAATAATAGTGATGAAGTATCAGTTCAATTTGATGATAAAGTATTAGTATTAGGTTCAAGAACCACAACACCAACTGCAGTAGCAGGTGGATTGTTTTATAGTGGTTCAGATGAGTGGTTTTTGGGATACGAAAACTCACCTACTTAATATTTATAAGAGAAGAAAAACACTCGAAAATCGAGTATAAATGGGAGAATAATAATGGCACAATGGAGAAAAGTAGTAGTATCAGGTTCTTCACCAGAATTTGCAAATATTACTGGTTCAGGTAATATGCAACTTGATGGGGACTTAATTGTCGCTGGTGGGGATATTACTTTAGGTAGTACAAGTATCTTTTCCGGTGGGGATACTACTTCGTTAAATAATATAGATGCACTTGACGCAACAACTGAAGCGACAATTGAATCTGCTATAGATACTTTAGGTAATCTAACAGCAGCAAGTTCACTTGTAACGGTTTCTACTTTAGACTCAGGTGCTATATCAAGTGGGTTTGGAAATATCGATATCGGTACTTCCACATTAAACGCTGGGAACACAACACTTGATAATGTAACAAATAATTCAGCAGTAGGAGATTCACATTTCACTGGTTCATTTAGTGGTTCATATACTGGAACATATACTGGAGATGGTTCAGGCCTTTCTGGTATTGCATTAGATATTGATGGATTATCTGCACTTGGTGGAACAGGTATTGCACAAGGTGATAAACTTGTATTTTCAGATGCAGGAACTGAGAAATCAATTACATTTAGTAATTTTGAAGATGCAATATTTGGAAATGTTAGTTCAGATATTACAATCGCAGCAGGTGGAGCAGCAACTATTGCAAATGATTCAGTAGATAACAACAAATTAGCAAATATCGCACAAGGTAGTATTAAAGTTGGTGGTGGTTCAAACGCACCTACTGATTTAGATGCTAAAACAGATGGACAAATACTTGTTGGTGATGGAACAGATGTTAACTCAGTAGCAGTTAGTGGTGATGTAACATTAGCAAACAATGGTGCAGTAACAATCGCAGCTAACGCAGTTGAAGGTTCTATGTTGAACTCAAATGTAGCAGGTACAGGTATTGATTATGGTTCAAACCAAATATCAGTAGATGTATCGGACTTTATGACAAATGGTTCAAACAATAGAGTATTAACTGCAACTGGAACAGATGCACAAAACGCAGAAGCAAACTTAACATTCGATGGTTCAACATTAGCATTGACTGGAGCAATGACAGTTTCTACAAACATGACTATTGAGGGTAACCTTGATGTAAATGGTTCATTAACCACAATTGATTCCACAAACTTAAAAGTTGCAGATAGATTTATTATCGCAGCAAGTGGTTCATCAAGTGGTGATGGTGGTTTAATTGTTGAAACAAGTGGAGCTGGAAGTGGTTCAGCATTTGCATATGATGATAGTGCATCAAGATGGGCATTATCAGAAGCAGATGGAACTGGTGAAGGAGATACAACAATTGATACAAAACAATACATTGTATCAGTTAGTGGTTCAGCAGTAAATCCAAGTGGAAATCCAAGTGATTTTGGTGGTAGTGATGCTACAAGAATCGGTATGATGCATGTGAATACTTCTACAGGAGAAATATTCATATTTAGTTAATAACAATTAAACGAGGTTACGATGGCAATAAAAGCTAAAAAACATATTAATGTTGTTGATGAAGTATCGAAATTAAATAAGGTTGAAATAGAGTTCTTGTTTGAATTAATTAAGAACTCTATGATACCTGGTAGAAATATTAATATTATTTTTGATATTATTAACAAGTTAAAATCTCAACATCAATTATATGGTGTTGATAAAAAAGATTTGAAAGTTTCTAAAAAGGAAACACAAATTGCAAAAACAAAAGAAGAGAAGGCTCGTGAACTTCTGAAAGAAGAAAACGGAGAACTCTTCATAAAAGAGTAACTTTATTGGCCTTGATGTGGCAATCAAGGAAGTGGGCCGAAGAGGTAACCAACCATAAGGAGATAGAATAAATGCCAAATTGGAAAAAAGTCATAGTAAGTGGGTCTAATGCTCACTTAAATCAAGTAACAGCAAGTTATTTTTCAGGTGATGGTAGTGGATTAACTGGTGTAGGTAGTTCCATTACGATTCAAGATGAGGGAAGTACCCTTACATCAGCAGCATCTCAAATAAATTTCGTAGGTAGTGGTGTAACTGCTACAACAAGTGGTAATAATGTAACTGCAACTATCGCAGGTGCAGATTTAATTAATGTTTTTGAAGCTGATGGTAATGGTGATTTACAACCAGCGGATTCCAATGAGGGTATAAGTGTATTCTATGAGTTAGATAGTAACAATGATATTCAACCGAGAGCATAAAAATTAAGATGATTATTCAACAAAACAATATTTATATGAAACGAGGAATTTTATAAAATGGCAACAAAAAATCTAGTCCCAAGAGCGAATAAGGAAGGTCAGTTAGGAACTGATGCTAAACAATGGAATAAAGTTATTGCCCATACAGGTAGTTTCCAAGCAGTTAGTAGTTCTTTAATACCTGATGCAACAAACACATATGATTTAGGTAGTGAAACTAAATTTTGGAGAGATATTTATGTATCAAGTGGTTCTATTAAATTTATAGACCCAAGTGATAATTCCGTTGCCTCAACACTTTCTGTTGGTGTTGATGGTCTTACCCTTAGTGGTAACCAAAGTGTTAGTGGTAGTACTTTACCAGATGCAGACAACCTCTATGATTTAGGTTCAAGTGCTAAACAATGGAAAGATTTATATATTAATGGTACTGCAAATATTGATACACTTACATTAACAAGTGGTGCATCAGTTACGACTATTAATGACGAAAATGATATGAGTTCAGATAGTGATACTGCACTTGCAACTCAACAAAGTATTAAAGCTTATGTGGATTCCCAAGTAACTGCACAAGATTTAGATATTCAAGGAGATAGTGGTGGAGCATTATCTATTGATTTAGATAGTGAAACATTAGATATTGCAGGTGGAACAGGTATTAGTACTTCAGGTAATACTAATACAATCACAATCACTACAACAGATAGTGAAATTGTTCACGACAATTTAAGTGGGTTCGTTGCAAACGAACACATAGACCATAGTGGAGTTTCAATCACAGCAGGTAATGGTTTGACAGGTGGTGGAACTATAGCTTCTACAAGAACAATAGCCGTAGGTGCAGGAACAGGAGTTACTGTAAATTCAAATGATGTATCAATCGGACAGGATGTTGGAACTACAGCAAATGTTCAATTTGCTCATATAACAGGTTCAGTTATTAGTGGTTCAAGTTTATTAGGTGTAGTTGGAACAGCAACTCAAGGAACAATAGACCACGACTCATTAGCTAATTTTGTAGCAAACGAACACATTGACCACTCATCAGTATCAATTACAGCGGGTGATGGTTTAACAGGTGGTGGAACAATAGCTGCTAACAGAACCATCAATGTAGTTGGTGGAACTGGAATAACAGCTAACTCAAATGATATCGCAACAAATGACTCAGAAATCGTACATGATAATTTAAGTGGTTTTGTAGCAAATGAACACATTGACCATAGTGGTGTAACGATGACAGCTGGAAGTGGATTAACTGGTGGTGGAACAATAGCTTCTACAAGAACATT